TGAATCTATGCCCCATAAACTGATTAATCAAGTCTACTTGGTATGGGTATGGATCAAAATTTATAACACCTGAATCCTGTGAAACTATTTTAATATAATTACACATGAAATATAAAGGGTCATTCTTACATCTATTTAATTCTCGTATTTGATGAGGGGTATACTCCCATTCGGCGTTCGGCTCCTTAACAAATTCATCATATCTTACATTACCTCCGATCACACACCTTCCCTAATATATTGATATCACATTTTTCCATAACATTATCCTTTTACAAACCACTCTCTCTGATTAAGTCAGCAATTGGACCACGTGACTTACTACCACCAAGTACGATGTGTCCATAATTGTCCTGACCTTTTAATAATCTAACTAACCAATTCAAACCGTTGTTGTCTTGGTTAAGGTGCATATTATCTATCTGTCTAACATCACCTGTACATATGACCTTGACGTTCTCTCCCATACGGCTAAGAACCGTCCTGAGTTCGTCTCTGCTGAGGTTTTGTACCTCATCTATAAGGACTATCGCATCGTCTACATTCATCCCTCTCAGGAAGTTTATAGGGAGCATTTCAATCTTCCGTCTGTTCAGCTCCAACTTCATTGATTGAGGGTCTTCCCATGCACCATTCGCTATTCGTAAATCATGAAGTTTCTCCATCAAATCTTGGATTGGACGGAAGTACGGATACATCTTATCGTTCATATCTCCGGGTAAGAAACCTAATTCGTTACCAATTTCAATGTTCGCTTTGAAGATGAAGATTTTCTTAAATTTCTTCTTCTCAAACACTTGGTCAAACATAGCGGTTAGGGCAAGGAATGTGTTATGAGTAACAACATAGTTATCCGTAACATATAGTTGATCTGGTGCATCAACCTTTATACATTGAGTTTCATCTTCACCTATATACTCAACGTTTACAATACACCTAGAAGGTGGGTATTTATCAAATTTCCCATAAATCTCTTGTTTTCTGTTCAATCTAAATGGTTGAATATTTTCTGGTAATGATATTGAAAGTGTATAAAATTCACCACATTCTATATATTCTCCGTCTTTTTTATACTTAGAATCTTTTATTGATATTTTAACTTTACCCCCTAAAGATTGAATAAGATCAACAACATCATCACATAAATTCGGTGATTTTGTGTAGAATTCCAAATTTTGTGAAGTCTTGTTAATAGAACCATCACTATCCATAAGTCCTTGTAACAGAGATATTCTATTTTCTATATTATTATACTGATAATGTGTTGGTATAAATTTATCTATAGATTTTTTACCTAACAATCCATATCTATTAATATAGTTTTTCACCTCATTTACACACGTGCCCTTTTTGTTGTTATATATAATGTCATCCATAATTATATTATACGATATATTATCAGATTTTAGTGATAGTCTGTACCCATCAGGTAATAGTTCAGAAAAACTATTAACAATACTTTCGTCAACGGATGTAAAACTTATAGTATTTCCAACAAAACAACCATCCCCTAACAATATACCCATTAGATATGGGTCTATATCAACAGGCAGTGTGTTAAATTGTACAGGATTGATCATGGGTATGAAATGTTTCCATCTATTTTTGTTGTGATCATATAAATCATTCATTATATCTTGGAGTTCAACTGTTCTCCATTTTATAACACCACCAGACCAGTACCTTGTATTCCATAAATGTTCTTTACATGAATCAGCGTAAGATCCATCATTAAAATGGACCCTATATACATCCTTGTTGCCCTGTGGGTACACCCCAACAACACTATGAGTTCCACCATCCTGACCAACAACATCATCACCTATTGATATGTCACCCATTAATTTCCACCCATGTGGTGTTAATATTTTTGAATTTAGAGGTTGGGCTTTACCGAAACCTGCTTCTGATTGAATAGTGACAACATCAATATCATCATTCAAAATCAAATCCATAGCAGCTTTTTGATATTGTGATCTTGGTGATACTTTCCAAACTTCCCGATCTTCTACTAAAGATTCCTCACCATACTTATTATTAAAATACAACCTTCCATCTTTCCAATAGAAGCAGTTCTTTACAAACTCTTCACCATTCTCAATATCAACAAACCCTGTATACTTCTGTGATTCGGATTGGAATGGATTACTATCTTTAAACTCTTCTGATGTAATGCCTTGTTTTTGTGCCTTAAATCTCAAAAGGTTGTCGTTGGTCACAAAAATAGCATCGGGTATTTTATCAGTGTTCGCGAGAATTTCTTTTAGTATAAAATTATCAGGGGATTCGTGTTTCACCCCGTTAGATATTACATTTATATGGTCAGCGTGTTCTTTTAGAGCTTCTACTGCTCGTGTTACTTGGTGTCTCTTCCTTTTATTCCCTTTTAATTTATCTAACTCTTCAATTACAGTAGCAGGAATGTATATATTATTTTCATCACCATTCCTTAGAATTTCAATACATTTCTCGTTCTCTAATAAAACGTTGGTGTCTAGAACATAATTTTTTTTACTCATAAAGGGATTCTCCTGTTATTCGGATGGTGTTTCTTCTGTTGTTGCAGATTCTACTTCTACCGTCGTTTCCTCCTTTTCAATCATTCTTAATAGTTCTTCTCTACTCATAATCATGACTTGGTTTGGTCCGCCATCACCAGTTTTTTTCTGTCCTTCAATTTTACCTTGGGCAATGGCTTGTTTGACAATGAGTTCTTGTCTCTTGACTTCAATAACCTTCATATTATAGTCATGTTTTTGCATACCAAAGGTACTGTTTTGGACGGATGATGCTGCTGATGTGATTGCGTTGATAAGTTGGGCACAGACTTCATACATTCGGGCGGCATTAGCACCACTACCCTCCATTGCTGTTTGGGCTGCGTCCAATAAGGTGTTGGCTCTATCTATGTTAGACAATAGAATAACATCAGGGTCGGTGTCTTGACCTGCTAACATAAGTTGTCTTCTCATTTCATTGATTGCTTCTATGTCGGATGTTCTCTCTTCTGAGATATCCAAATTGAATTCTTGATCTAGGATGGTTTCATCAACTTCTGACATAAATCTTTTCTCCATGTTTACATTTTTTATTACATCGTGTAGACTAAGGTTATCCGTCACCCGGAAAATATATATTAATAAGGTATATACAGAAACCTATATGTATTACACTGACATACACATATTACATAGGTATTTATCAAAAGGTATTGAAAATTCATTAGAAAGATGAAAGTGATATGAGGAACGAATAGAACGTCATCAACCGAAGGTTAAAGAAAATACTTGATATCATTTTTTTTAAAAGGTATAATGTATTTGTGATTGACGATAACCCTTAATGAAAGGTGAAAATATGAAAGAAGTTATTAAAACAGTATTGAGTGATAGTGGTCATAGTTGGTTGTCAGTTAAACAAAAAGAACTTATTGAATTGGGTATCTCTGATAAAATCTCTTCATGTTCGTATGTTAATGGTAAATCTGTTTACTTAGAAGAAGATTGTGACGCTGGTGTTTATATTGATGCCCAGAAAGAAAAGGGTATCATTGTTAAATTCAAACTAGGTAAATGGTCTGAACGTTCATATGTAAGGTATTTTGATAATTATTCCAAATAAAGAAAAGGGGTTACCCCGAAAGGTAACCCCAATTTTATTTACTATTACTAAAGTTACTAGAAAGTTCCGATTAAGGAAGATTCTGTGCAGCAACCCGGTTAAGAACCATAATCCACCACTATCAATATAGTTATTCTTGTTCAACTTCTTTAGAACATACATCACATTCAAATATAATTTTTTTATGACTGCCTTTAGTAAGTTTTTCTAGAGGGGTTCCATCTACAACGGTTATCATACAAATCTCCTATGATGTTATTATATAGGTATTTATATAAAATGTAAATGTATTGGATTAATGAGTAAATAAAAAAAGAGGGTGGACATATGTCCACCCTCTCAATATAACTACAATTTCCTTAATGATTAAGGTAGGTTCTGAGCAGCAACCTGAATGTAGTAGTTCTCAGCACCAAAGATGTGTTGATGAATCGCGTATCTTGACATCAAACCAACTGTAGGATTGAAAGAATCTTCAAATACAGCCTTGGATACCAACAACTGAATGTATGGTAGGTAGATGATACCAGTGTCATACTCACTTGGGCCTTTGTAACCGATAATGATATCATCCAATGTTGCAAATGTATCACGATATACGGTCATACGACCATCAAGAGATCCGATCTTCGCCACACCAGTTACAGCAGTATTAGTGTCTGTATTAACAGCCTGGATTGTGAAAGAAGCGGTTGTCTCAAGAGCGGCACAGAGACTAGGATCGGCAACAACGAAGTTACCAGCACCACGGCGAGTATCAACTGCGATACGGTTAGCTTTACGAATGATGAGATTGTAGAAGTTACGATACTTCTCAGCTTCCCAACGACCATCTGCTGTAGCATAATCCCAAGTTGTGGAAGAAGCGTTATTAGCAGCAACCGAGCGGATTGTGTTAATCAACTCACGGTCAATTTCAGCTGTGATTTCGTAAGCAAGAACGTCCATCATTTCTTCTTCAAGGTCAAGACCATGCATAGCTTTCAAGTCTTGAGCAACTTCAAGTGACCAGCGGGAACGCAACTTACGTGTACCAGCTTCTACTTGAGCTTTTTCAACTGTCATGCTAAGTTCTTTGATTTGTTTACCACTACCAATACCTAAACCACGGTCGCCCGGAGTCGCAGCAGCACCATTAGTTTGTGACAAATGGAATCCGTCAGCATCTAATGCACCAGAGTTTGAACCCAATTCTTCCGCGTCAGTTGTAGTATAACGCTCGGAAGTAGCTTGGTCACCAGTGTAGTAAGGGTCAACTGTGTTGTAACCAACTTCCTGACCAGAAACACCAGCATAAGATTGGTCAGCACGAAAACGAAGTGCAAAAGCAAGACCAACAGGGCCGGTCATAGGCTGAACACCGACGATATCATGTGCAATCAACTCAGGGAATGTACGGCGAACCATAG